CTAACGGCTGGCGGAAATTTCGCATTTTTGCGCGACGCTTCAGACTTTCTAAATCAGGGAATGACATTGGCATGGTATTTATCTCGCTGTTAGTGATTCTGACTTACGGAAGCCTGCTGCAAACTTAGCTACTTCAGGCAAACAGATGTTGTCCGCGCTTGGCTGCTCACTGCTGCGAACCGGTACCGGCATCGTTGCTTTGTATACCCTAGATGTGCAGCCTGAATTCAGGCAATAAAAAACCCCGCATTAGCGAGGCTTGTTTAAGTGATTCCTGATTACTTTTTCGGGTTGTACTTTTCCATAGCTAAAACCAGACTGGATATTCTTGAGCGCACCGTTGGTATATCCAGACCATTTCTCACTGCCTCATTGAGTGCCGATAGCTCTTGAGACCATGCTGCTATCGTGTCCCTGAATTGCGTAGACCGGCTAAGTTGCCTTTTCCTACTGCTTTCCATTTGTGATATGGCAAGCTCTTGCTCTATCTGGAATTTACTTTTACCTGCCGCTATCGCTTCATCGGCGATGATTGTCATTTCTGCTTTTAGTAAAGGGTGAAAATATTCAGCGCCTAAAATAATAGCTTTCTTATCTGGCACCTGAAGGAATAAGCACTCCGTGGTCTGTTTGGTTTTTTCATCGTAGCAGGTGATTTCCACTGCTGGTACGGCACCAAACTTGTTAACCCTCACTGCGGTAAAAGTCATAGGGCTTTTCAATGGCAATGCTCCTTATTGGAAACTAACCCCTTGCTGTTAGTGTTGTTGTTTTTTTGCTCTTCACTGAGAATATAGCCACTTCTGGTAAACAACAATTGTTAATAGAGTCGTACACCTTCGTTGTGTGAACCATAACCGCCAAATCTACGCGATTTACTGGCTTACGGTTCAATCGCAGAGTAGGGCGCTTAACTTCGCGTGACTCTGGTTCTACGATGCCGTGTTGTGCGTTGTATGCTGCCGTGAGAGCCAAGCGCTTATCGTTACGGCGCTGTCTGGCGTTGTCATAACCTTGATGAGCCATGGTGTTACCTCCAGTTAATGAGCTTTGGTACTGGATGCGCGGCACCACATCATTCATCCCGCGAGGTTGTCTCTGAATCATCCAGTCCAAAACTCATTCGCTTTGGTTGTTTTGCACTTTTCAGCGCTGTTATCTTAAAGAACACTTCCTGTCGTACTTTTGGCGTCCTGCCGTGTTGATGGATTTAATATACAAGATAACAAACTTTCTTGTAAACACTAATTCTTGTATTTGTTTGTATTTAATTGTCATTATATTGTTTTTAAAGGTAATTTATTTTTACCGATGTGCATATTTGCATATTGATCCCAGCTATCAGGCGTGAAAAGTGTGCTAAATTGGGTGAAATTTATTCTGTGAAGGGTGATATATGGATAGCGAACAAGAGTTTTTCGAGCAGCAGCGGCCGGAAGTGGCGCAAGTTATCGGTACTGCTGTGATGCAGCTACTAATAGAGAGTGAGGAAGTGTCGAAGGAGTCGATAGCAGAGATGATAGAGGTGCTGTATCAGGAGGAACAGGTAACTTTGCCCGTCGAGTTAGCTATTGATATTCTGAGATTACCACCAGAAGGCTGATTACTGGCACAAAAAACCCGGCAGCGTGGCCGGGTTAGGCTCGGATAGCTACCAAGCCATTACTGACCAGTTGATGACTCTACCTATTATTTTTACATCGTCCAGATCGGCTTCTTCATCTGGAAATTCGTCTTTGTTGTAGCTGCGAATACTCAAGCGACGCCCTGGCAACCGGTAAAGAAGTTTCACCCTAAAAAGCTCATCCTGCTCAATGGCATAAATTCCGCCATCAGTTATCTTTGTATGCCCCTTATCAATAGTTACGGTTGATCTGTTAGGAATTAACGGGGCCATGCTATCCCCGTGGACTGGAAAGCTGATCACATTAACTGGTTCAGCACCGTATCGGCGTAGAGTTGACTTAGAGAAGCGCAGCTTAAATCCGTTATGGTCTTCATTTGTCGTACATCCAGCGCCAGCCGCTAGCTCAATGCTTTTGTAGTAAGGTATATAAACCTCGTCATCATCAAGCGGGGTGTCATCGTCCCACGCCATTACCCCAGACCATTCGTGTTCTGGAGGGATAGTAGAATCTGGATTGTGTGCTTTTTGCTGATCTCCATTGCCAGTGAGCAGCCAATGCAAGCTACACCCTAAAGCCGTAGCAAGCTCAGGAAGGTAGCGCGGTCGCTTTGTCTTCCCATTCTCTAATTGCTGAATGGCTTGTTGGGATGTTTTAGCCCGAACAGCAAGATCACCTTGCGTCCAGCCAAGTTCAATCCTTCTTATCTTTACTCTTTCCGCAATAGACATAAGACCCTCAGTTTGTTCCTCCTATATTTACAAGAAATAAGGTATTTGACAAACAAGCTAGTTTGACAATAAAATACAAATTAGTTTGTATGGAGGTTGTATGGAAAAATTATCTGACCGACTCAAGCAGAGACGTATCGAGCTAAACCTTACGCAGGCACAGCTTGCTGAATTAGCTGGAACTAAGCAGCAAACAATCCAACAGGTCGAGTCAGGCACTACTAAAAGACCTAGGGTGTTGGTGGAATTAGCTCAAGTTCTGAAGTGTGATCCGATCTGGTTGCTGTATGGAAACTCAAGCGGTAAAGCCGCTTAATCACCACCCGCTCATTAAATCCTCTGCGCTGAAAAGCGCCCATAAAAACTAAATCCCCAGACCATCGGGGAGGAACAACAACATTCAAATCACAAGGGAAGAGTACGCAATGGAACGTGCAACTACACGCAACAAGGCTCGAATCATTGAGAGCCAACTACTGAACAAGATTGCATTACGAGGCGTCACTGACATTGCTGACGCTGTAGGCGTGGATAAATCACAGATATCACGTTGGAAAGAAAGCTTCATTCCGAAGATATCAATGCTTCTGGCTGTTTTGGAATGGGGGGTAGTCGATGACGAGATGGCAAGGCTGGCTAAGTCAGTGGCTTTGTTGCTCGCAAAACAAAAATCCCCACGGCTAGGTGGGGACTCTGAACAAATCACTATGTCGTTTTAACTGGACAAAACAACAGGAGTAATTATGCGAAAGAAACAAAGAAATAGCAATAGAAGCGATGTTACTCAGCAGCGTTCTGCAAAGCCAGACGAATTAGTCATGGTCTGCGTGGACAATCCAATATTCGGTCACAAGCTCGTTGAGAAATTCAAGGAGCTTAAGGCTATGCAGGGGAAAGCCAATGAGTAACGTCTTAGCGTTTCGTCAACCAGACACAGTAAGGCCGGAGGCAACCGGTAAGGGGTTTGCCTTGATGCATAGGAAAATAATGGATCTGCCTTTCTACAGGACGGATTCTGAAGCGGTTCACCTGTGGTTCCATTTCATACTTATCGCCAATCACGCACCGGCAATAATTAATACTGATCTGGGTGATGTCATGGTTCGTCGTGGTGAATTCATGACCGGTCGCAATAAGCTAGAACTGGCAACCGGTATTACCGGCAACCGCATTAAATATCTCATCGGTAAGTTTGAAAAGCTTGGGATGATCACCAAGTCAACCACCAAGAAATTCTCACTAATTTACGTCACAAAATACGACGAATATCAGCCAAATATTGTGCCAACAGATTACCAACAAAGTGCCAACGCAAAGCCGCTTGCACCAAGCGCTGGCGCGGAGGTTGTGCCAACAGATTACCAACAAAGTGCCACAAACAATGAAATACTAAATACTAACTTAATATCTAAAGATATTAAGTGTGCAACTGGCGACTCAAAAACGGTTAATCAGGGACAGAAGATTTCCTGCGAAGAAGTCTGGCAATGCCTGAAAGAAGAACTACCCGAAGCCAGAGGTTGGCGAGTAATGGATGATGACCGACGCAACCTGATTAGACGCTTTTGGGCTAAGGCAAACAAAATTGCCCGTCAGATGGATAACGGTCAGCCGCTGACAATGCAGGGGTTCAGGGAGTATCTCCAGTATATCAGCGAGAACTGCCGCTGGATGCTGGAAGACCGCCCTGATAACCGCAGTGGCAAGACATGGCGCAGGATGAAGTTTGATAGTTTCCTGTCAGAAAAGCTTTATCGGGATGTACGCGAAGGAGACAAGGATGACCGTTGATTACAAAACACCACCCCATAACCTCGACGCAGAGCAGAGCGTTCTTGGCGGCCTGATGCTGGATGACGGCAGTGATAACGTCGCTAAAGTCCTGTCCATGCTGAAACCCGAATCGTTTTACACAAGACCACACCAAGTAATTTTTGCAGAAATTAAAGACTTAGTTAGCAGGCAGATCCCTATTGACCTTCTGACGCTGTTCAACCAGATGGAGAACAAGGGAATCAGCAGCACTGTAGGCGGTTTTGCTTACATGGCCGAGCTATCGAAGAACACCCCCAGCGCCGCGAATATCGTGCATTACGCGATGGAAGTACGCGATAAGGCGATCACCCGTTACAGCATTGCCAAAACCAATGCGATGACCGAGTTGCTTTATGCCAACAACGGCATGACGGCGACCCAAAAGCTTGAGGCAATACAGGCGCTATCTACCGAGATCACGGATCACGCTAAGACAGGTAACCGCAGAGGGCTGCGAACATTCGAAAGTGTGTTCTCAGATTGGGTTGATGTTGTTGAGCAGCGGCTTTCCGGTGACCCGCGAGCCATTGGACTAACCAGCGGGATAGCATCACTGGACGCCATGCTGGAACCTAAGCGAATTGTGAAGGGTTCACTGTTCGTGGTTGGCGCCCGCCCCAAAATGGGTAAGACAACGCTCTATTCAAACATGGCAATCAACTGCGCGCTGAATGAGAACCTTCCTGCGCTGGCGTTTAGTCTTGAAATGCCTGATGTCCAGCTTGGCGAGGGCATGATTTCTCAAGCCTCTGGCGTATCCAGCAGTAACTTTTATCTTGATGGGTACGACGATAACCGTTTTGCATTGGCATCAGCGAAAGGGCTAGAGCTGGCGAGAAGTGGAAATTTGTATATCGACGATACTCCGGGCCTTTCACTGTCCCACATCGTTTCTGAGTGCCGCCGCATCAAGCGCGAACGTGGCGTTGTTGGCATGGTATTGGTTGACTACCTGACACTGATGACCGCCGAAAAAGCAGACCGTAATGATTTGGCTTACGGGATGATCACCAAGGGGCTAAAGAACCTCGCCAAAGAGCTGGATTGTGTTGTTGTGCTGTTGACTCAGCTAAACCGTGATTTAGAAAAACGCGTCAATAAGCGACCTCAGCCAAGCGACTCCCGCGATACAGGACAGATTGAGCAAGACTGTGATTACTGGCTGGGGATATACCGCGAAGGCGCTTATGACGAGAACGCCAATCAGCAGGATACAGAGTTACTACTCCGGCTTAACCGGCACGGCAGTGGTGGAGTGGTATTCGTTGAGCAGCGCCACGGCGCAATCTATGACTGTAACCAGGAGCAGGCTAAAGCTAAGGCTGCTGAATCTGAGCGCCGGTCAACTAAAAAACAAGGTGGTTTCTGATGGACATAACTAAATCGCGGGAAGAGTCACGAAAACAATTTGAATACGAAGCCGGGAAAGCTCTATGCCTTCCAACCTCAATTATTGAGTTAGCTCGTAAAAGTGATGGTTACGACCATGCATTCGACAGCATGAACATCATGCACCCGTTAAATGGTTGGTGGCATTGGTGGAAGGCTGGACGTGAAAGCATCGAGGTGGATATCGACCAGCCCAAGGCTAACGATGATTTCTGGAAGGACGGGGAAAATGGATACTACGCCGCTGGGTATATCGATGGTAGACGTGAAACCACAGATGCGGTAGTCAAGACCCTCCGCACTGCAGGTATTCGAATCAAGGGAGAGAGTGAGAAATGTTAGCAATCCCAAGCCGAATAAAGAGAGCACTTGATGTAATGGATTCGATTCTTTTCACGCATAGCTATTACTTTGACGATAACCAGCATTGGTCAAAGGTTGCTAAGCAGCAAATTGAAGGGATGCGGATTGCCACTAAAGCCAAGGCCATTGTTTATCACGACAGAATACTGAATGAGAGAAAATGCTGATGAAAGAATTAGATAGATTTACATCTGAGAGACTAGAAAGCCTTTGCGATTATCGACCAAACAGAGTCACTAATCTGATTAATTTCAGGGAAATCGCAGCACTGGCCCGAATCGCGTTAGCTGCAAAGAGGGCTGAGCCTGTGATGTTTAGATTTAAATATCCAGGAGAGCGAAACTACACATACATAACTCACCGCAAGCCTGACGCATTCGAAATGGAAAAGTGCGAAATAGAACTCCTCTACACCACCCCACAGTTGAACTCTCCGGAGATACGCAAACTTATTTTAAGCGAAGTCAGTGATTTTTGTGCCGGTCTTGGTCAACCGGGTGAGCCTGAGTTACCGGAAGATATTCAGCAAGCGCTGATGAATCGGATTGAATTAGTTTTCAATAATTGCGGATGAAACCATGCAAATCGATATGGTCAAGAATGCCGGTGGCGTTTTTGTTCCAGCGTTCGATCATGACTTACCCAGGTTAACCAAGTTCAAAAACGGCGAGATGTACACCGTCGACATTAAGCTGACTCGCAACCCCGCCTTTCATAAAAAAATGTTCGCCTTCTTCAATTTCTGTTTTGCTCACTGGTCTGCTGATAAAACGGCGCTAGCCAACGCAGATGAATCCACTCAATTTGACCGATTCAGAAAGGACTTAACCATTCTGGCGGGATTCTATGAGCAAACGGTAAGGCTAAACGGTGATATCCGGACGGAGGCAAAGAGCTTGGCTTACGCGAACATGGAGCCTGACGAGTTCGAACGCTGCTACAACGCAATGGTTAACGCCGCAATAAAACACCTGTTTGGTCGCACGACTGACCAGAACATTATCAACCAACTTTATAGCTACTTCTGAGGTGGCACATGATTACTCTGATATTAGTCGCAGCTTATTTCTGGATGGCTGGCGTTGTATCTGAATGGGCTCATGACATTCAAGGCAGTAAAGAAACAGTTGCGGGGTATGCAAGGGCGCTGGGCATTGGTATCACATGGCCCTATTGGATTTTTCTGTGTAAATCAGGAGGGCGCACATGATGGATGCAATGGCTGTTTATAGCATCATGGGTATTTACCTTATGGGTTATTTCTCCTGCGCGCTGGATAAAGAAGAAAAAATAAGTTCAGCATGGGCGGTGCCAGCGGCAATCCTGTGGCCCATTTTAGTTCTAGGGGTGTCTATCTTCCATTTATGGAAATGGTGGCGAAAATGAAAGAGATTGAACACTTTGAATCAGAACTAATTAAGGTTGGCAGGGCATTTGTTAAAGCACTTCAGGATTGTGGAATGTTCGCTGCTGAAATAAAACAGCAAGATGTGATAGCAGCCCGCAAGCCAGCACCAACCGAACCATGGCGACAGAAAGGGAGAAAGCCCTGGAGGCAGCGCCGATGACACGACGAAGCCCAACCCAGATAGCCATAGATAACCTGATATTCCGCAAGACCTCTCGAACCAAGCCTAAACCCCCAATCCCCGCCAGCGAAATACCCACATATGACCACATATGCGTTTTGCTGCGCGCT